CCAAGATATCCTCACGGCTTTGCATTTGATTTTGTCAAGAAGCTATTGAATAATCCGCATCGTCTTGATGTTCTTGGAGACGGTCGTGGAGTCAAGAGTTCAATTCATGTCTTTGATGTTGTAAATGCAGTAATGATGATTGGTGAAGACATTCGTCCTGCAAGAAACAAGAAGAGAAAGTATGAAGTTTTCAATATCGGTAACGATATGACATATCGCGTTTCCGATGCAGCAGAGTGGGTTGCTGATGCGATGGGACTAAAGCCTGAAATAGTATATGGCGATACTATCAAAGGATGGCCGGGAGACATTCCATACATTCATTTGAATACTACAAAAATAAAGCAATATGATTGGAGAGCAAATCATACTCCTAAAAAGTCGGTATATGAGACTGTAGATTGGCTATTAAACAATCGTTGGATATATGAGGCAAGACAATGAAGATAGCAATTGTTTCTGGAGGGTTTGATCCTATTCACTCTGGTCATATCGAATATTTTCGTTGTGCCAAGATGTTTGCTGATAGATTAATCGTCGGCATTAATTCTGACAATTGGTTGATTCGAAAAAAGGGAAACTTCTTTCTTCCGCTTGAAGAACGAATGAAGATTGTTGAATCCATCAAATGGGTCGATGAAGTAGCTACGTTCAATGACGATGACGATAGTGCAGCTAGCTTTATTCGCGAAACAAGAAAAAAATATCCCAGTACTCTAATCATATTTGCTAATGGTGGAGATAGAATAGGTGATACGAGACAGAGTAAATTAGAAATGGAAGCAGCCGATGAAAAAATGCTTTTTGCTGTTGGTGTTGGTGGAACCGATAAAAAGAATTCTTCATCATTGATCTTGAATAGATGGAAAAAACTATGACAAAGAAAGCAATAATTTTTGTTCCTACAGGAAACTATCCCGACAAGTTCGATGATAGATACGACAAGAATGCACATTGGAGATCAAAGCATCCTGATCGCACATATGAAATTGTAAGTTGTGTATATAAAGAGGGATTTGAACCAGATCCCAACACATATGATTATGTCTATCATATTCGCGGACATAAGTGGCACATGGTTCGCGATGTATTCAATCAGTTTGATTACACAAAATATGATTATGTTGGTTGCATTGATGACGATGAAATCACCGATGTTTGGAACTTGAACAGGGGTCTAGAGATGGCTCGTCGTTTTGATTTTCGTCTATGGCAGCTATCGATGGCTGAAGGTTCTGATATATTCTATGATTGCTTGAAGCAGGATAAAGGAATAGATTTCTCAGAAACTAATTTTATTGAAATGGGAGTTCCTGTATTTAGAGCTGATGTTTTTACAAAAATCCTCAAAGCTTTGAATAACTGGAAAGAGTTTGAAGTTGGATATGGATTGGACAAGGCATATTGTGATATTGCTCAGTCTCATGCTCACGTTGTCCATAATGCCTCAATCTATCATCCGCCAAGAAATGCATATTACGACAAGACTAGTTCGATGAAAGAATTAAATGATTTCATGACCACTATATATCCTAAGATGGCTCGTGAAGTTTTTGGTCATGATTCAATGATGATTGATCAGCAAGTAACATATCATAGATTTAAAATGGGGAGTTGGTGATGATTATTGATCTTGGTTCTGGACCGTGGCCTAAGCCCGATGCAACAGTTCGCGTCGATGTAAATCCTTGGCCTCACGTAAACGTACAACATGACTTGTCAAAAGTGCCATATCCTTTTGAATCAAATGTTGCCTATAAAATTTACTTTGGAGATGTAATTGAACATCTTTCAAAGTTTATTGTTGATGATGTTCTTAAGGAAATTCATCGTGTTCTAAAGCCTGGCGGATTCGTGGAAATCACAACTCCAGATATTGAATGGATCGCCGAACGCATCTATAAAAAAGATTGGCATATCATGGCCAACGTTGATTGGCTTAACAAGAACAAGGATCCGTTTGAAGATGCAATGGAAGTAATATTTGCAGGATGGTTGCATGAGACCGATCACAAGATTCCTGGCATGGGTCATATCAATGGATTCAACGAAGACAAGCTAAGAAAGTATTTGATGCGAGCTGGATTCAAGGAAATGATTCGTGTTCCCGACATGAGAAATCCAGAACCTGCTCGCGGTAGCGTTCTAAAGATGTTGGCATACAAATGAAAAAGATTCTTGTCACGGGCGGTGCTGGATTTATTGGCATCAACTTTGTCAAATACATGACAGATGTATCAAACGCACAAATCGTTGTTGTTGACAAGTTCACTTATGCAAGTAACTCGGATGAACTTGTCAATAAAATGAAAATACCAACTTATTGTGTCGATATATCAGACAAACAAGATCTTGAAGAAGTATTCAAGGAAAATCAATTTTCTTGCATAGTTCATTTTGCTGCAGAAAGTCATGTTGATAGATCGATTAAGGATTGCTCACCATTTGTGCAATCAAACATTATAGGTACTATCAATCTACTTGATCTTGCATTAAAGTATAAAGTAGAAAAATTTGTTCAAATATCAACTGATGAAGTATTTGGTGAAGTTCCATATCCCGGAAAATTCAATGAATATTCTAACATTTGTCCACGCAACCCATATTCAGCTAGTAAAGCTGCTGCCGAACACTTTGTGGAAGCATATGGTAATACATATAAATTACCATATATCATAATCAATTCTTCAAACAATTATGGTCCATGGCAAAATAGCGAGAAGTTTATTCCTCTAACTATTTCTAGGATCATGAAAAATCAAAAGATTCCTGTGTATGGAACTGGAAGTCAAGTGCGCGATTGGATCTATGTGAAAGACGCTGTCGAAGCAATATATCTCATAATGCAAAACGGCGAGATGCAACAGAGATATTGTATTGGCGGTGAAAACGAAATAAGAAACATTGATCTCGTTCGTCATATTTTAATGAAGATGGGTGCCGATGAAACATTGATTGAATATGTCAATGATCGTCCCGGACACGATGCAAGATATTCCATGTCGATAGACATTGTTAAAAAAGAGCTAAAGTGGTCTCCTCGTTATAGTCTCTCAGAGGGACTGGATGAAACTATAGAATGGATGAAAAAATATGAAGATAGGATTTAATTGTAGCAGTTTTGATCTGTTACATGCCGGTCATGTGACGATGCTCAAGATGGAAAAGGAATTGTGTGACTATCTAAAGGTTGCACTTCAAGTTGATCCTACAATTGATAGGCCGGGAATCAAGAACAAACCCATTCAAAGCATTTATGAAAGATATGTTCAATTGCAAGCCTGCAAGTATGTAGATGAAATTCTTGTATATGAAACAGAATTTGATCTATTGCAATTGCTAATGACACAGACCATTCATATAAGATTTCTGAGCGATGAATATTTGAATAGAGATTTTACAGGCAAGCAATGGTGTATTGACAACGGAATTGAATTACATTATCATAAGAGACAACACATATATGGTTCTTCGGAATTGAGAAAGAGAACATATGAGATGGAGAAAAAGCGTCTTGATGAAATCATTAGTAAAGAGATACCACAACATCATCCGGGATTGTTGAAATCATGATTACATTGATTGGACATGGATATATTGGTGAAGCAATTTGGAATAAGCTACAATATCAGAGCTACATTCCAGCTTACTGGTTGACACATAATGAAAGTATTCCGAAAGATACAACAATCATTGTAAATGCAGCTGGCTATACTGGTTCACCTAATGTAGATGCATGCGAAATTCATAAAGAAGATACGATTGCAGGAAACGTATTGTGGCCATTGAAACTTGAGATGGAAAACAAGAATACACCAATCATTCATATTTCAAGTGGATGCGTATATACAGGATATGAAAAAGATTTCACGGAAGAAGATGAGCCAAATTTCAATTTTGACAATGGTAGCTTCTATAGTGGATCAAAGGCACTAGAACAGAAATTGCTTGCACCATACATGAACAAGTCTTATCTATTGCGTATTCGTATGCCATTTGGATCAGAAAAACATCCAAAGAATTTTCTCACAAAGCTGCAAACATATGCAAAGCTAATTGATTTTCGCAATAGCTTGAGTCATGTTGATGATGTAGCTAATGTTGTATTTGATTTCATCATGAAACGACCAAAGACTGGAATCTATAATCTTACAAATGGTGGTAGCAAGACAACGCGCGAAATTGTGGAAATGATGGGCATGAAGAAGGATTGGTTTACTGAAGCTGAATTCTTTTCTGCAGTTAAAGCACCAAGATCTAATTGTGTACTTGATAATAACAAGCTAAAGAACATTTTTCCTATTCGTAATATAGACGAAGCATTGAAAGATGCTATTGAAAACTACAAATGAAATATGAAAAAATCATCACATCAAGCTTTTCCGAAAACGGAGCCAAAAGCATGGCGAAGTTGTTGACAACCAAGTATAATTGTACTATAATAGATAATCCAAAATTTGATAAGAATAGTGGTATGTGGATTACCATTTATCATGATTCGGCGGTAGGAAAAGATGATGAAACTAAAATTACCAAAAAGCGGATATCCAAGAAACAAAAATCTTGATTTGGCAACATGATTGCACATCCTTTGTTTCCCACTCTTGTCGCAGAATTTCACTACGACAAGAAAGAAGATTTCAAGAGTCGTTTCTTCAATCGTGTTCTTCATCACATGGATGGAAACGGCTATTCGATGGAAACAACGGGCAACGTCAATATACATCTGGACGATGAACTAAGTGATCTATTTGATTTTGCGGCTTCAAATGCGTTTCAGTATTTGAAGACGATGGAAGTGAATGACGAGTTTGACTTGAATCTCGTAAAGACTTGGTTGAACATCATAACGGAGTTTCATACTCCATATCATAATCATCAAGATGCTCATCTATCTTTTGTATATTATGTTCAGATTCCTGAAGGAATGGTCAAGCCAGTAAACTTTGCTATTCACGAAAAGCCAAATGAATTATTTCATGGCATGACAAATGCAAACATTGTAAAATGGAACATGTGGAATAGTCCGACATGGTTCTTCAATCCAGTTGAAGGACAAATGTTCATGTTTCCAGGTAAACTCTATCATTACACATCGGGTTCTGGTTCTGGGTCTCCCGATATGCCAGTCAAAACGCTGGATGATCTAAAACCTAGACGTATATCAATAGCAGGAGACTTTGTCCTAACCTACAAGAAAAGAATAGGCAGAGCATATGGTATCATGCCTGTTTCTAATTGGAAAGTTTATAGACAATAAGGAGAATATGATGAATAAAGTTGAATTTACGCAACGTAAGTATGATGGTAAGTGGGTCATGTGGTCATATGAAGTCGACCCAACCATTGACTTTGAAGACTTTCGTGGTCGTGAAATGCTGATCCCATATCGCTGGGTTCCGCGTGGTGTTTATGATTATATTGTGGAGTTCGAATAATGGCTAATATCAAAATCATCAAGCTTCTAACTGGAGAAGAACTTATCGGAGATGTTGAAGATAAGGGTCTCTCTTATTCCGTAAAAAATGCTGTATTGATTGCACTTGTTCCAAGTCGCACCAATCCACAGCAACCATCGATTGGTCTTGCTCCTTGGATGCCATATGCTGAAAACGAGCCAGTCATGATCTCAAAGCAGAGCATTGTATATGAAGCAAAGCCAGTCAAGGAAATGATCAATAACTATAACTCAATCTTTGGTGGAATCATTACACCACCTAAGACACTTCTTGTTTGATCCACCATTTTGTGATATCATTCAATAATGATGAATGATTTTTACACAAACGTTTCCGTTCTCGGAAACAATATTCTCTATCGTGGCATAAGAGACGGTAAACGTGTTCGAGGTAAAATCGAATACAGACCAACTCTATATGTGCCATCGAAGAAACCAACAGAATACAGAACTCTGCATGGCGACTATGTGGATACTGTTCGTCCTGGTGGTTTGAGGGACTGTCGCGAATTCGTTGACAAGTACAAGGATGTCAGCGGATTCACGATATATGGCAATACCAACTATCAATATGCATTCATATCGGACGCTCATCCGAATGATATTGATTGGGATATTGAAAAGATCAATATTGCTTTTCTTGATATTGAGGTTGCTTCCGAGAACGGTTTTCCAGACCCAAGCGTTGCAAGCGAAGAAGTCACTGCCATCACGATCAAGATTAATGGGACCTACGTTACTCTAGGTTGCAATGATTTTGATTGCCCAGATGGCGTCGAATATCTTCAATGCAAAAATGAGATTGAACTTCTAAAGAGATTCCTTGAACTCTGGACTTTGAGCTATCCTGACATTGTTACTGGATGGAGTGTCAAGTTCTTTGATATTCCATATCTTGTCAATCGCATTAATAGATTGCTTGGTGAAAAGGCGATGGCTACGCTATCTCCTTGGGGTCGCGTAAGCCAGAGGACAAATACAGTCATGGGTCGCGAGAAGGGATTCTATGATATTCTTGGAATATCTACTCTAGACTATATCGAACTCTATCGCAAGTTTGCTCCCGGTGGCGCTTCTCAGGAATCATACAAGCTAAATCACATTGCCAACATTGAAGTTGGTGAGAAGAAGATCTCGTATGAAGAGTATGATAATCTTCATCATCTATATCGCGAGAACTATCAGAAGTTCATAGAGTATAACATTCATGACGTTAAACTTGTTGAAAAGATTGACGACAAGTTAAAGCTAATTGAACTGGCACTCACTCTTGCATATGATTCCAAGACCAATTATGACGATGTGTTCTCACAGGTTCGCATGTGGGATGCACTCATCTACAATCATCTTCGCACAAAGAACATCGTCATTCCGCCAAAGAATGACAATGTAAAGAATGCTGCTTATGAGGGTGCATTCGTAAAGGATCCGATTGTCGGTATGCATAATTGGATGGCAAGTTTTGACTTGAATAGTCTATATCCGCATCTAATCATGCAATACAATCTTTCACCAGAGACTCTTGTCGAACCACAGACTTACACACACAAGATGATTTCCATTCTATCGCAAAAGATAACAGTTGATCAGTTGCTTAGTCAAATGGTAAACACATCCGATCTCAAGGAAGAGAAAGTTACTCTGACGCCGAATAAGCAACTGTTTCGCGTAGACAAATATGGCTTTCTTCCAGAGATGATGCAGAAGATGTATGATGATCGTTCTGTGTACAAGAAGAAGGCAATCGAAGCAAAAAAAGAACTTGAAACCTGCAAGAATGAAGATGAAAGATACGAGATTGAAAAGAGAATTGCCAGATATAACAATCTACAGTTGGCTAAGAAAGTCTCGCTAAACTCGGCTTATGGTGCGATGGGCAATCAGTATTTCCGATTCTTTGATATTCGTATTGCCGAAGCAATCACGCTTGCTGGACAGTTATCTATTCGTTGGATTGAATTGCGTATCAATGAATACATGAATAAGTTGTTGAAGACGGAGAATGTTGATTATGTCGTTGCATCAGATACAGACAGTATCTATCTTACGCTTGACGAAATTGTACGTCGGGCTTTTGCGGACAGTTTTGAAGCAACAGCAGCTTCACGAGTCATCGCCTTCATGGATAAGATCTGTGAAAATAAGATTCAACCTTTTATTGATCAAAGCTATAACAATCTTGCTGACTATGTAAACGCATATGCTCAAAAGATGCAGATGAAGCGAGAAGCATTGGCTGATCGTGGAATTTGGACTGCGAAGAAACGCTACATCATGAACGTCTATAACAATGAAGGCGTTCAATATGCAAAGCCAAAGTTGAAGGTGATGGGTCTGGAAATGATCAAGTCATCGACTCCTTCTGCTATTCGCGAGAAAATGAAGGATGTGATTGAACTTATTCTTCAGGGTACTGAAAGTGATGTCCAGAACTTCATTGAGAATTTCCGCAAGGAGTTTTCAAAGTTGCCGCCAGAAGAAATCTCTTTTCCTCGTGGCGTCAATGGACTAAAAGAATATTCGGATCCCGCATCCATCTACAAAAAGGGCACGCCAATTCATGTCAAGGGTGCGTTGATCTATAACAATCTTTTGGACAAGAAGCAGCTATCAAAGAAGTATCCAAAGATACAAGAAGGCGAAAAGCTACGATTTACATACTTGAAGCTACCAAACATAGTGAATGAGACCGTCATTTCATATCCCGGTCGTCTTCCACAAGAATTTGATCTACATAGATTTGTAGATTATGATATGCAGTTTGAAAAAGCATTCATTGAACCGATCAAGATTATTCTCGATTGCGTTGGATGGAAGACAGAAGAGGCTTCAGACTTGACATCTTTCTTTAGTTGATATAAAATACAATATATTTGAAGGAGTTTTGAATGAATAACATTTTTTCCGATCTAATTAAAGAAGCTGGTAATGAATATGCAGCTCTCGTTGATGATGGCATTGAAGCTGGTGATGTTACTGGATATATCGGCACTGGTTCATATGCACTAAATGCTCTATTGTCTGGTTCAATTTATGGCGGTTTGCCAGACAACAAGATCACAGCACTTGCTGGTGAACCTGCTACGGGAAAGACATTCTACACATTGAATGTAGTCAAGCAGTTTCTTATCGATAATCCAAACGGCGGAGTGATGTATTTCGAATCAGAGTCCGCCTTGACGAAGCAGATGTTCATTGATCGTGACATCGATGCTCGTCGTGTTCACATCATTCCAGTTACGACGATTCAAGAATTCCGCACACAATGCGTGAAGATTCTTGACAAGTATATGGAGACGCCAGCTGCTGATCGTCCTCCAATGATCATGGTTCTTGACTCTCTTGGTAATCTTTCGACCGAGAAAGAAATTGCCGATATCACCGAGGGCAAAGATACCCGAGACATGACGAGAGCGCAGCTTATTCGTGGTGCATTTCGCGTCATTACGTTGAAGCTTGGTAAAGCCAAGGTAGCTTTGCTGGTCACCAATCATACATATGATGTTGTTGGTTCATACGTTCCAACCAAGAAGATGGGTGGAGGATGCTTGGTTGCAGGTACTAAAATTCAGACGCCCGAAGGTCTAGTGGAAATACAAAACTTAAAAGTTGGTGATTTTGTTTCTACTTTATATGGAGATAAAGAAGTAACAAAAACTTTCGTTTTCAACGATAAAGAAGTTTTTGAACTATCTTTTGATGATGGAACAATTGTCAGATGTTCAGGTGATCATAAATTTCTGGTAAATGGTGTATGGCTATCTGTAAATGATATGCTGGTTTCGGCAAAGAATATGGAAACGCTAAATATTGAGGTAGCGGATATGAAAGGCGATCTCAATGTTTATGGACAACAAATATACAAGAATATACTTCTCGCTAGTGGATCGATCAAAGCGGCGTGAAAAACCTATGATATGTGAATCGCATCACATTGTACCAAAATCTCTTGGTGGAACAAACGAATTATCAAATATAGTTCATCTAACACCAAGAGAACATTTCATAGCACATGCATTACTTACGAAAATGGTTATCGACAAAAAACATAGAAGATCAATGGCATATGCTTTTACTAGAATGAAAGAAACCCACAATAAATGCGGTTATAGTAGAATAGGTAATGGTAAACTATATGAACTTATGCGATCTAATTTGAAAGAGTTATATAGTGGATCAAATAATCCGTTTTATGGTAACAAAAAATTTCTAGGTAAAAACAATCCATTTTATGGTAAAAAACATACTGAAGATGTAAAACAAAAACTTAGAAATAAACCAAAACTTTACGGACAAGATAATCATTTTTTTGGTAAAAAACATACTTCGAAAACTAAAAAGATCATATCAGAGAAACAGAAAGAATCTGTAACGATTGTTTTTGAAAACGGTATTATAAAGCATTATGATAAAAAGAGTGACATAGGGCAATCATTGGGTATAAGTAAGGCAATGGGCATTCAACTCTGCTCTATAAAAAAACATTTATGGAGCAAATATAATATAAAGGAAATTTATTATGAAAATAATGACGATAAAAAAAGTTAAGACAGAACCTGTTTTTGATTTCACTGTAAAAACTGCTCATCATTATATTTTAGAAAATGGTGTAATTACACATAATTCGGGTCTTGAATATGCAGCATCCACGATTGTCTTTCTTTCAAAGAAGAAGGAAAAGGTAGACAACGAAGTTGTTGGTAACATTGTCAAGTGCAAGCTACAAAAGAGCCGTTTGACGATTGCAGACAAGGTTGTCGAGACGCTTCTTCGCTATGAGACTGGCGTTGATAAGTATTATGGTCTATTGGATCTCGCGTTGAAGTTTGGCATTATCAAGAAGGTATCTACTCGTCTTGAGCTACCAAATGGAACCAAGTTGTTTGAAAAGAACATTCT